TTTTATTTTATTATAATGCTCTTCTTCTTTTCTACCTTCTTCTGTCTTTAAATATTTACTATGAATATGTTTCATAGTATGATAACAATGACCTAATGTAGTAACTAATTGTTCTTTAGTCATGCTAAATACATCCCAACCAAATGGATTAAGATTATAATCACCTATTGCTGTTCCTTGCCAATGTCTATAGTTCTCAGCAATATCTTTATTGATTTTATATTCTACTTCTTGAGCTTTAAGAAATCTTTTTGTATTATCTTTAGCCCTCTTCTCATCCTTAGCCTTATTAGGATTTCCATCACGTAGAAAAGTATTAGTATTTCTCATATGAGGATCATCTAAGTTACCACCTAATTTATCATGTGATGGTTTCTTTTTAGTTTTATCTCCTTGCTTACCAATATTCTTTAACTTCTTTAGCATGTCTTTACTTAATCTATCTTTCATTTCTATTTGTTATTTAATATATTACCTGTTGTTTCACCATACCATAATGATGGTTTTGTTTTTTCTTTATACAACCAATTAGGACTTGGTGTACCTACAGTTGTTGGAGCATTATCTTGCCTAATAGAATCTATAAGAGCCTTCTTCATCTCATCATCATCTTTCTTATGCTTATTCTTACGAGTATATGCCTTCTTACTCTTATGAATACTATGCTTAGGAGGATAGACACCTAACTCTTTAGCTACTTTCCTACGAATACTACGTTTCTGTTTCTTAGTTAACTTGGCCATTATTTTATATCTTTTAAGTCCCATATAGTTACATAACCATCTCCCCCTTCAGTATCCCAAGTAGATGGATGATTTTCTTTTATCTTTTTTGCTTCCTTTTTGGTGCTTACAACTGCTATTGGATATGAGTTAACACCACATTCTATGCAACCTATTTGTACTACTAAATATCTTTTCTTCATTCTATTAATTATTTAATTCATACAAAAATAACATGGATTCCTTCCCTCTGCACGATAACTCTCCATATCTTCATCACTATACTCACCACCTAATTCAAATTCTCCTGGTGTGAACTGTGCTATTGCAAACATAATGCAATCAAAATGTGTACCCATATGCATATCTACAACCTCTTCATATTCTCCTGATACTGCAATCACTTCTAATTTATATCTTTCTCCTTCTGATTGCTCATCTATTAATATAAGACTTAGTTTACTTAGTCTCATTATATATTGTGTACCTATCATATGCCTTTTTCATTTAAATATTCTTCATTATCAAATTCATCTATCACAACTAAACCTTTATGATCAATCTGACTCTTATGATATGCTTCTTTCCTTTGCAAGTCTTTTTCTTTATAATAAATGCTAGCAGCTACATCATAGTTCTCAAACTCTTTAAGAGTAGAATACTTGTTCAGCATATTTGATGCATTTGAACTAACTTGTTGAGAGATAAGATGAGAACCTGTATCAATGTATAAAAAACCTTTACGATTATATCCAAATACTTTCATGTCTTTAAATTTTTAATGTTGTGGTTACTATGCCTATTCTCTATACAGAGAGAATAACTATACATAAGAGTAATACAAACTTAGTCTAGACCATGACTTCTTTGTAATTGTAGGTTCATCACTCCTATTTACTCTAATGATAGCTATATATTTATTATGCACTATACAAACTACTATGTGGTATAATGTGGTAATATGTGGTAATGTATACCATTAACTCTTTTTGCGTAACAAAAGCACAAAAAAAATTGCTTTAACCTATAAAATCTTAAAAGATTTGTCTATCCTTAGGAAGTGAGCCTAATTTAGTGAGATATATGTCACTATACCTTTCAAAAGGGAATAGAAAGAACACAAAGGGACAAGTTGCAACTATTTTCCTTCCGGTCAAGTTGGATTGCTTACCCTGAGTGAGTGTTCTTATGCTGTCAACGACAGCCTTTAAGGGTGTACCAGTTACGTGGTACTCCCTTTAGTTTACCCTACATAGCCCCAAAAGAGGTTTGGTAACTCCTCTTTGGTTTCCTGATTGATAACAGGTTTAGTAGTTGTTACAATCTGGAATTCAGTGCCCACTTTTGGCTCATCAGACTTGTTCAACTTGGTACAGTCCATTTGCACGAAGTATTGTCTGCCAAAGTTGTGGAACGCTTTACGCCCCTTAATAGCCTTTCCGCCAAAGTTGATACTAGCAGTTCCTGCACTTCCTGCATCAGCAGCCTTGACAGCAGCAGCAGTTGGTTTCTCAACGCAGAATACAACAGCCTTTCTGGTACGAGTCACCTTTTTGAAATAAACAGCTTTTTTTAAACTCATAATAAAATTATTTACCCTCTGATTAGTGTTCTCCACTTGCAGGGGGGTTCCCACAAGCAAATTTAAGTGGGGGAGGTTTAACGGTAGGACCCAATCAGAACACCAAACACATCTTTGTTTTTGTCATCAGTAAGTCTTAATCCGTCTGAGGGGGTGTAGGGGGGAAGTGGAAAAGGGTGGGGGGAAGCTTGGAAAGGTTTTGGATTTTTCGTATATTGTTGTATGGGAAGGAAAATTAATCAACAGATAGACTGGATGGGTCTCGTAGATGAGTTAAAAGTTGAAGGCCAACCAAAGCTTCCTGCATACTCTAGAAACTTAAAGGAAAATAGAATAGGAGGAAGCACAGAGTCTTTTGATCCAGGTGGAGATACTACAGCTTATAGTATGAATCCTGGTGATTTTAATATGGATATAGATGTAGACACTCCTGATGGATGGAGTGATGTTGATTTTGGTGTTCCATCATCTGATCCCATTCCTACGGCACAGTGGGGTTTAGAGCTTTTTACCAAAGGGGCTAGAAATGCTCGTAAGTTTTCAAAGCAGTTAGATGATATCGTAAAGAATACTAATCTAAAGGGAAGTACTAGAAAGACTTCTCCTTTATATGCCCCTCCTTCAAATACACCTATTTCTGGAATAAGTTTTCAAGAATATCAAGCACAACAAAAACTACTTGCAGATGATTGGTTAAAGAATCTTCAATTACAGAATAGACCTTTAACAGCATTACCTGCTTCTTCTAACGTATTGGATTATTATCCTATTCATAGAACGGATAAGTCTATTATACCTAAGAATGAATGGCCGTATGCAGAATGGGGTCTACCACCTTATAGTGAAAAACATTATAATAAAGTTACATTTAAAAATGGTGATATAAGATTTTTAAATGATTGGGAAATAAAAAATCTTCCAAAAACAAAAGAAGAATTAAGGTTAAGAAAACAATCAGAACATAAAATTATGCAGATTGCTCCTGATACACATACAGCCTTTTTAAAACAAGATATCACTAATATTGAAAAAAATGTACAACCACCTGGAAATATTCAAGAAAATGTTAATGTAGAAAGAGGATTTGTGCCTAATATAAATATTGCTCCTCATCAATATCCAAAAGATATTTCTTTGAGTTCTTTCAATCAAAATATACGGTTTCCTTGGAATATCACTGATCCATATAAAAGTAATATTCCTTCTGGTGTAAGTCCAAAAGGATTAGCAACTAGTCTTTTTGATCAGGCTAGTGCAGAAGGTTTATTTAAACCTGGTTTCCAGAGTTGGAGAGAAGAGATGATAAAAGAAAATTTTGTTAGAGATCCAATTAGTGGAGAATTATCTTCTAAGGAAGGTTCTGATAACTTAAAAGGATATATAAATAGAGAACTAGGAGATTTATCTCAACCATTTTTGAGTGGACCTGGAGGCACTACTGGTTATATAGGAACTTCAAGGGATGGTATAGAAAGATTGCATCAATTGATGGTAAATACTGGACATACTGAATATACAGGAGCACAGTTTAATAAGATGTTCCCAAATGAAAAGAATCTTCATCCTGATGCAGTAATTACATTTTCTGAGGTAACCGATCTTTTAAAAGAATTAAGTAAAGTAGATTTAGGAAAAACAATTATACCTTATGGAACTAGTGATAATTATAATAAAATGAAGTTTCTTTTTAATGAGAAACTCTATAATCCAGAAATACTACCTAGTCTAGGAAATCCACCATATGATGCTCAAAATTATAGACTCTTTCAAGAAGGAGGATCATGGGATACAATACCACCAATGATACAAGATAATACTATAGTTCCACTCCCTAATAAATTAGAGATAATAGAAGAAGATAAACCCAAACTATTAGATCTCAATAATATTATGAATTATATTATTGAAACAAGAGGTGGTGATATAGATTTATGGAGTGGTGCAGCAGATTCTATAGCATATCATGAAAGTAGTGCTGGTCAAAGAATGGATCCTAAAGCCGTACAGGTATCAGGAAATGAAGAAACAGGATTTTATGATGGTCCAGGTAGAGGCATGTTTCAATTTGAACCTTCATCTTTAAAAACTGCACAAGCAAGATATAAAAATATTGCGGATGTAACAGATTTTAATATAGATCAAAATATATTAGATGTTACTGATGCAAGAGATTTAAGTAAAAAACAACAATATACATTATTTTTTGCAAATTTAATTGAGTCAGATGCAGTATTAAAAGATTTTGCAGATGGTAAATTATCACTTGAAGATTTATGGTTACAAGGACATAAGAATAAAGAAACAAAAGGAAATCGTGAAAGTTTTAGAGCAAGTATAGAGGATGCCAAAAATAAGGGTATTAAAAATGGATATTCTGACTTTACTTTAGAAGAGCTATTATCGGAGAAAGAAGGAGGAGAGTTACCTAAAGCACAGTTTGGAAAAGGTCTAAGACAGTTTGGAAGAGATCTAAGTGGGATAGTAAAAAATGTTTTTAAAAATGAGAAATTAAGTACTCTTGCACGTACAGATCCTAGAAGAGCAAAAATATTAGAAGGCAAACAGCATATATTAAATTATTATGGTAATCCTATAAATCGTGATTATGAAATTGGAAAAATAAGTCAATCTACTGGAGAAAGTAGAACCCAAGTAGCACTTAGATTGGCTGATCGGTTAGAAGATATAAAAAATATAGATATTAATTTATATAACATGGTAGATGATGTAAGTGGATACTATACTCGTGGAAGATATACAGATCTTAGTACAAGAATTGGTGCTAGTGATGGAATAGGTGCTTATTTTCAAAACCCATTTGCAAAAAAAAGAGATATTATTGCTCTTAATGAATATCATGTAGGAGATGATTTGAACGACATGAAAGAAACTACTATTCATGAACTTAATCATCTTTTAAGAAAGTCAGAACAAAGTAGTGATTGGTCTAAGTTAGGTAGTGACTATAAACCAATATATAAAGGTGGACAACTTAGGGATCAGCTGAAGGATATATATTATAGAACAATTGGAAAACCTTTTAGGGGAAATTTTAATTTAAAGCCAGACAATCAATATTATGAGCCATTTAATGAACAAGGAATAGCTTTTCATCCTTCGTTTAATGTAGATAGAGTTAGTCCTGTGGATAAACCTTTTGAACTATCTAAATGGTGGAATCAGCCAGCAGAACAACAGAATATGCTTGCTACTCTTAGGAAAGATTTACTTTCTAAAGGATTTCAAAAACCTGGAAAAGATCTTACTATGGGAGAGTTTAATAATTTTATAGATGATTGGTATATACAATTTAAATCTCCAACTACTTCTTATAGTAATGAAACGGAAAAGTTATTACGTTTTTCTAAGTATATGCATTTGCTAAAAGATGCAAGTGCATTATCAATCAATGCTGGAGTATTAAAAGATGTTTTTAATGTTACAAATAAATTTGATGGAAGAAAATATCAGATAATAAATGAAAGACAGAAGTTACTTGATGCAATTAATAAAGGATTTAGTGAAGGAGGGGAACTACCTAAGGCACAATTTGGAAAGGGGCTTGTAAATTTAATGAAGAAATATAAGAATTGGAAACCTAATATACCTTTTTATAATTATACACCATATTCAGGAGTAAAAGGTGATAAAATATGGAATCCATTTTTTGAAAGATGGGAAAAGTCACATAAAATAGATGCTATTGATAAAACTAAAAATGTATTTCTTAAAGAAGTGGCGGATACAAAAAGTATAAATGAGTATCTTCAATATGAAAAGCAAAGGATAGATGAACCTAGAGATATGGGTCTGTTTGAGAGTCTATTTAACATTGAAAAAACTATTTCTCCATATGATGAAATTGAATTACTACAAAATATAAAAGGATCTATGTTACCAGCTTTTGATACATATTTAGAAGGTATTAATGCTGGTAGAAAATTTGATAGATCAATGGTTAATTTATATAAAAGTTTACCATTAAATCTTAAAGTAGCTCCTGGGCTTTTCTCTGACATTTTTTTTCCTACTAGTTTTTCATCACATTATGATAGATTAAGTAAAACTTGGAAGCATGCAAGGGAAAAAGAAAATTTATCAGGACCAATTAATAAGAAAACATTGAAATATGTACCTAGAGTACAAAGACGTAGAGATCTTGATAAGAAATTTTTAGACTATCTTGATAGAAGATTGGATAATCTAAAAGGTAATTTTAAACCAAAAAATGTATCAGGTGTAAATCCAGAAGTTGGTGGGGATTTTGACATAGACATTAAGAAGGCTATGGATGAATTTAATAATCCACTTCCTGGGGCTCCTCAACCCCAGTTTCAGCCATTTGTAAATCCACAATATTATACAGATCTTGAGAAGTATTATATTGGAAGACATGGAACTGGTGAAGGATACGGAAGAAATTATCCAATGAATGTATCAGGATCTAGTGATAGATTATGGTTAAATGCTCATAATTTTAAAAGTGGTTTAGAAGCTATGGCATATGAGATGTGGTTAAAGAGTAGTCGTAGAAATCCTTTGGGATTAAATATAGATAAATCAACAGGTCTTTTAGATAAGTTACCCTCTGATAATTTAAGTAGGGAAAAGTTAAGTAGTGATTTACAGTGGACTGATAGGGTATGGACTCCAAATTGGTTTAATAAGGGTATACCACCAGGGGAGATGCCTGATACACCTCTTAGATCAACTTTTATAAATAAGAGGAATTTACCTTGGAATCTTAATGAAAAGGGAGGAGAACTAGAAAAAGCACAAAAAGGGAGAGAAGTGATTGAAACAGGAATAAAATTATTAAATAGATTAAGAAAAATAAAACCAACTTCTAAAACAACTAATGAAACTCTATATAGAAGTGTATTATTAAATGATGCAATTAGGAATTCTAAGATGTTTAAAGGAATGTCAGATGATGATATTTTAGAGATAATGGCAACTACTATTCCTCCTAATACTAACACATATAGAAAAGGTCAATTCTTTCAAACTTTAAATTTTGCTAATGATATCCCTTCTTCTTTAAAACATATAAGTAAATATACTGATAATCCTACAGGAATGTGGAGAATAGGTGATACCCCTTATGATCCAACTTTACCAAATCTAACTAATCCTAAACAAGATTTAGGAACAAGAGGAATATTTGGAGCTCCAGCTACAGGAATTCTTGGAGGGGATAAATTTTTGTTAGAAACTACTCCTTATGATGATTTTCCTCTTCTGTCAGCAGAAGATCAGAATTTATTAGTGAAATATGCAGCAGAAGCAGAAGAATTAGGTTTTCATAATAAAGATATTACTCCTATCATGAAACAATTTAGTTTTCCTGCTTTTAGATCAGAAGGAATAAATGTTATGACAGGTAATTTTCCACAATTCATAGGGGTGGAAGGAACTCCAATTGGTTCATTACAAAATATTAGTTTAATAGATGATGCACTTAAAGAAAAATATAAACCTGTTATACCTAAGAAAAAAGGTTCAGTATCGGAAGGACTAACAATAGAACAATGGCTTGAAAAACATGGAAACTTATTTAACCAGAAAAAAATAAAAAAAGATGTATTAGGAAATCCTATTATACCTAAGAAACAAGAAGGTGGTGAACCAATAAATGATTCATTTTATAGTAGAGATAATTATACATCTAATGCATCAAAATACAGAAGAGTATAAAAATAATTAACAAAATATTTGGAATGTATTTAAAAAAAGTTATAACTTTGCAACTAAAAGAATAATTATGAATGATCCATTAGAAAATTATGATGATCTAAATGAAACGGAAAAGATGGTAACAGATTATATGTTATTAGATCAAGCATTTAGAAATTCATTTGATATAATAATAGGTAAAAATACCTTTAAAGTCTTCTTAGAAGAGAGTGAAAACAAAGTATTAGCACATGATCCTAATGAACCATTAGATAAAAACAATTTACAGAATATGATGGACTACTTCATTGAGGAAGAAGAATATAATAAATGTGCTGTTATTAGAGATATTATAAAAGAATTACCCTAATTTTTCCAAATAATTACTAGAGATAAACTTAATTTATTTCAATAAACTTTTATTATTTAAAAGTTTTTTGTATCTTTGTATTATATTAATTATTAAAACCAAATTGAAATGGCAAAAGAAACAAAAGAGAATGCAACTCCAAATGCAAACACTGTACCTCCTACTGAAAAAGAAATGGAGGCAAAACGAGCTGAAATCACAGCTTGGTATAAAGAAAACATTAAACATCTTAAAGTTCAGTTAGAATATGAATCTCTTTTGAGAGATATTGAAAAAGCTCGTGCTGAAAGAGTTCAATCTCAAATGTTCTTATCACAAACTATGGCCGGTCCACAAGAAGACCAAGAAGTATCAGAAAATAATTCTCAAGCAAAAGAAGATTGGGATTCTAGTATGGATGATGCTCCACCTACAAGAAAGCTCAAGGAAGTTGAGTCTAATGTTTAGTGCTTCTCTCAATGCAAATGCTTTTCGTATTAAGAATGCAATGGAACGTAAGGGATATAAATTCTTTACAGAAGGTTTGTATAATGTAAATATTGTAGGCATTAGAAACTCTTTATTTAATAATAAAGTAACAAATAGATTTGATGATGCAATGACTGTCTCCTATAAAGATGATAATGGTATTTGGCAGTATCATGAGTTTGACTGTACAACAGATCCGGGAACTCATTGGGTTGAAAATTGTATAAATGATGAAAAAGGGGTAGCAGTTCTTGTACCTGGGCAATATTCTAAATCTCATAAGATCAGAAAACATCTAGGTAAATATGAAGCTTTAGGACAACAAAATCCTGTAAGTGTTTATAGAGATAATAATAGAGATGATATTTATAATCTAAATAGTGAAAATATTGAAACAGGCATGTTTGGTATCAATATTCATAGAGCTAATAAGAATGCTGGTAAAAAATCTACACAAATAGATAGATGGTCAGCTGGTTGTCAAGTAATTGCAGCTAATGATGATTGGAGATTGTTTATGAAAATTATGAGAAAAGCTAGAGATATATGGGGTAATAACTTTACGTATACACTACTAGAAAGTAAAGAAATACCAAAAACATGGCTATAGTAAATAAAGTAGAAAAGAAGATTAAGATGCAGAAAGATGGTGTAATTAAGTATCAGATCATCACTTTCTGCTTCATTAATGATCTACAATTAAGTATTTCAGATTTAAACTGTCTAGTTGAGTTAGCTAAAAGTGGAAGTGTAGATTTAACTACATTCTGTAAACATATTTCTGGTATGGGAATTTTTAAGAGTCCTCAATCTGTTAGAAATGCTGTACAAAAAGCTAAGAAAAAGAATTTAATTGTTAAAAATAATAAGTATATAGTTATTAATCCTGATATGAAATTACAATCTTCTGGTAATATTTTATTAGACTTTAAAATTTTAAGTGTTGATTCAGAATAGAATGTATATGACTGATAATAATATTGTTGTTATTTGGCCTTCATGCAGATAAATGATAAGAATAAGCAATTAAATCCTAAAAGTTATACGGATTTATTTGAGGAAGTTGCTAGTGAATGTAAAGTACATCCTGATTTAGTTGATGATCTTATTAGATTCTTTTATAATGAGATTAGAAAAGAGTTAATAAAGTTAGAACATACTAAAATATTATTACCTAACTTAGGAACTTTTGTAATTAGAAAAGGTAGATTAGATAGAGCAATTAAAAGACATAAAGATATGTTAGGAAATATGGAGAAGATTACCTATTCTGGATATGGAAGACATCTTCCTGTTAAAGAGAAGTTAATACAGATGGAAAATGCAGTTGAGAGGATAAAAAATGAATTAGAAACAAAAAAAACCTGGAAAGAAAATGAAAAAAACAAAATCAAGATGGAGAAAAGTATTTGATGCTGTTAAAAATATGGATGAAGTGTATGAAGGTATCAAAAATAAACTCTTCAAAAAACATTATATTGAAAGAATAGCAGATTATAGATGGTCAATATGTAAAAATTGTGACCTTGTTGACATAGAAGGAAAAAGCTGTGTTGCCCCTGGTACTCATCCTTGTTGTTCTGATTGTGGTTGTAGTTTAGGATTTAAGTTAAGAGCAATGTCTACAACATGTCCTAAAGGTCATTGGCCTTCATATATGTCAGCAGAAGAAGAGGATAGATTATTAAAAGTTATAGGTTATAAACCTAAAGATGATACAGGGATAATGCTAAAACCTGAAGAAGATGGCAGTAATATTTAAAGAAAATGGACATATCTATGAAAGTTTAGATAAAAATCTAAATTCTGATGGACTTAAATGGACTAGTGTTACTACATTTATAAGTATGTTTAAACCTAAGTTTAATGCTAAGGCACAAGCTAAGAAATCTTGTAAGAATAAACGTTCAAAATGGTATGGACTTAAACCTAAAGAAGTTATAGATATATGGGATAAAGAAACTAAAAGAGCAATTAAATTAGGTAATTGGTATCATGACCAAAGAGAATCAAGTATGCTTGATTTTAAGACAATTGGACGTGAAGGAGTAGAGATACCAATTATTAAGCCTATAGTTGATTCTAATGGTATTAAAATAGCTCCTAAGCAAGAATTAAGTGATGGAGTATATCCAGAGCATTTTGCATACTTAAAGTCTGCATGTATATGTGGTCAAGCTGATCTAGTTACTATTGTTAATGGTCGTGTAAACATTACAGATTATAAAACAAATAAAGAAATAAAAGAAAAAGGGTTTACAAATTGGGAAGGAATTACTTCCAAAATGTATAATCCTGTTAGTAATTTGGATGATTGTAACTTAAATCATTATAACTTGCAATTAAGTCTATATATGTATATTATCTTAAAACATAATCCTAAACTTAAAGCAGGTAAGCTTTTGATACAGCATGTTAAGTTTGAGAAAGTGGGAGAAGATAAGTATGGATATCCAATTACTAAAGAATTAGATGGAAACCCAGTAATAGAAGATATTAAAATGTATGAAATACCATATATGAAGAAAGAAGTACAGTCATTAATCAGATGGTTAAAAGAAAACTCATTATGTTAGTAAAATTGTTTGATGTACAGAATAATGAAGTTATACCAACAGAACATTGTTATTCTCTTAAGTTTCTTAAATCTATTATGGATAAGTATCCTGATACATATCTTGAAGTGTATAAGTACTTATTTTATATGACATGTCCCGATCCTGATATTAATCCTTTTTTTAATGTTCCAGAGATAGATAAAGATGAACTTATATTGGATGAAATAGATTTGAAAGAGTCTTTAGAATGTCCAAAAATAACATATGCTCTTGATAAATGTTCTCAATTATATGAAACTCCTACATTTAGAGCATATAGAGGAATAAAAGCTATGATAGATAAGTTAGCTGATTATATGGAACATACTCAGATTGAACATGGAAGAGATGGTAATATTAATTCACTTGTTAGTGCTGCTAAAAATTTTGATGGTATTAGACAGTCCTTTAAGGGGGCGTATAATGATATGAAAGAAGAACAGAAAAGTACAGTCCGTGGTGGTCAGGGATTGGCATATGATCAATTATAATAAATTAACTAAAAACTAAAAAAATGGAAAGAATTATCCCAACTGGAAAAAAAATACTTGTATTACAAGAGAAAGCAGCAGAGAAATATGGAAATACAGGTATTTATATACCAGAAACTTCACAATCTAAAGAGAGAAAAGGTGTAGTAGTAGCATTAGGCTCTGAAGTTACACTTGTAGATGAAGGATCCACTATAAGATATAGTAATCATGCAGATCCAATTATAATGGATCATGAAGGACAACCACATTTACTAATGGATGAAGGAGCAGTGCTTGCAATTGTTGTGAGTGTATAAAATAATTCCCACATACAGAGATGGTATTTGGTCTACAACTGAGTTTAAAACTCAAGAAGAGTTTAAAGAGTTTATAGAATCTTTATTTAAGGAACCTGGAAAATATAAGTTTGATAAGACTGCATTAGAGTTTAACGAACAAGCTAAGATATTTAATAAACAAGGTTTTTATTGTGATAAACCATTTAGGTCAAAAGATTTTAATGTTTATTGGGAAGACCAAAAAAATAAATGTAGAGAAGGTGCTATATATCATGGGAAAAAAGATGTATGGTATCTAACCAGAGATTATTACATGTGGTTAAATTTTTTACCTATTTTTGATAAAGAAGAAAAGGCATACGGTTTTGCTAAGGTAAGAGATGCACAATATCACATGGCTATATATGAACAGATAGCTGAGTTATCTTTTAAACATGTTGCCATATTAAAGAAAAGACAGATAGCTTCATCATATTTTCATATGGGTAAATTGATTAATATGTACTGGTTTGAGGAGGGTTCAATATTAAAAATAGGGGCAGCTCTTAAAGATTATATTAATGATAAAGGTTCATGGAAATTTTTAGATGAGTATAAAACATTTCTTAATGAACATACAGCATGGTATAGACCTAATAATCCTGATAAAGTATTATTATGGGAACAGAAGATTGAAGTAAGAATAAATAATAGAAAAACTTTTAAGGGACTGAGATCTAAAATCCAAGGTGGTTCATTTGAAAAAAATGCAACAACAGGAGTAGGTGGTCCTGTAACTTATTTCTTTCATGAAGAAGCAGGTATTGCACCAAAGATGAATCAAACATATGAGTATATTAGACCAGCTATGACATCTGGTATGTTAACAACAGGTATGTTTATTGCTGCTGGATCTGTAGGTGACTTAGATCAATGTAATCCTCTTAAAAATATGATTCTTTTTCCTGAAGAAAATGGTATACTTGGAATAGAAACTGATTTAATGGATGATAAAGGAACTATAGGAGTTGCTGGTTTATTTATTCCTGAACAATGGTCTATGCCACCTTTTATTGATAAGTATGGAAATTCTGACATTAAAGAGGCACTTAAGGCAATTAAAAAAGAACGTGCAAGTTGGGAGAAAAAATTAAATCCAGAACAGTATCAATTAAGGATTTCTCAAAAACCAATGAATATTGCTGAAGCTTTTGCATATAGGAAAGCCTCAATATTTCCACAAAGTTTAGTAACAAAACAAATAAGAAGGATTGAAGATAAAGAATATTCTCATGAATATATTAAACTTGAGAGAGATGAAGATGGTATTAAGGCAACAAAATCTAAAAAATTACCTATATCTGATTTTCCAGTAAATAAAAAACAAGAAGATAAGACAGGTGTATTAGTAGTGTGGGAAAGACCTATTAAAGATCCACCATTTGGTACATATTATGCTTCTATTGACCCTGTTTCTGAAGGAAAAACTACAACATCAGATTCTTTATGCAGTATATTTGTATATAAAAATCCTGTAGAAGTAACAAAAGAAACTCTTGAAGGCTTAGAAACTTTTGTTGAGGGTGATAAAATTGTTGCATCTTGGTGTGGTAGATATGATGATATAAATAAAACTCATGAACAGTTAGAATTAATTATAGAATGGTATAATGCATGGACACTTATTGAGAATAATATATCTTTATTTATTCAACACATGATTTCTCAAAGAAAACAAAAATATCTTGTACCTAGACAACAAATTGTTTTCTTAAAGGATTTAGGATCTAATATGCATGTATTTCAGGAATATGGATGGAAAAATACAGGTACATTATTTAAAAGTCATCTTGTATCATATGCCATTGAGTTTATAAGAGAAGTGATAGATGAGGTAGTAGATAATGATGGTGAGGTAAAGAAGACAACATATGGAGTTGAGAGAATTCCTGATAAAATGTTACTGACAGAAATGTTACAATTTTATCCAGGATTAAATGTGGATAGACTTGTTGCTTTTTCTGCTTTAGTGGCATTTGCTAAGATGCAACAGGCAAATAGAGGGTATATTAAGCGTAAAGAAAGAGATAAGTCGTTAGAAACCTTGGATAATTCAAAGAATTTGTATAAATTATCTATGAGACCTTTTAGAAATCTAGGTAAAAATAAACCAAGTGGAGGGAGAGTAAAAAGATCTCCATTTAAAAATTTTAAATAATGTATATAAATTATGTCACATCATGTACATGGCCTTTTACATTCTTTGTATATGATTATGTTGAAGAATGTAGAGAACTTGTAAGCTCAGAAATTATAGAATAGAATAGATTATTATGAAGGTACTTAGTGCAATGCAATTAAAGAAGGGAGCCAAAGCTACAGAAACAGCTGTAAATGGATCTCTTACACAACCATTACAATTTATATCAGCTAAAAAGAAAGATAAAGAGTGGACTGAATGGAATTTAGACTGGTTTGAAATGAGAGGAATGGATCAACTTAGAAGAAATGCAAGAAGAATTCTTAAGAACTATAAACTTGCAAAGGGTATTATTGATAAAACAGATTATATTGTAGAAGAAGATAATGAGTATGGAGAATTAATGGATGTTCTAACAAAGGAAGATAGTAGTGCCTTAGAACTTAAATTTTATCCAATAGTTCCTAATGTTATAAATGTTTTATGTGGAGAATTTGCAAAAAGATTTAATAAGGTACAATTTAGAGCTGTAGATGATACATCTTATAATGAGATGCTGGAACAAAAAAGATCAATGATTGAAGAGAATCTATTAACTGATGCACATAATAATCTAATGTTTGAGATGATTCAGCAAGGTGCTGATCCTGAATCAGAAGAAGTTCAAGAACAATTATCTCCACAAAATTTAAAAACACTCCCCCAAATTGAAGATTTCTTTTCTAAGGATTATAGAAGTTTAGTTGAAGAATGGGCTTCTCATCAATTAAATGTTGATGAAGAAAGATTTAAATTAAATGAACTAGAAGAAAGAGGATTTAGAGATATGCTTGTTTGTGATAGAGAATTCTGGCATTTTAAAATGAATGAGGATGATTATGATGTTGAGTTATGGAATCCAGCATTAACATTTTATCAGAAATCTCCAGATTCTAGATATATTGCTGATTCAAATTTTGTTGGGAAGTGTGATATGCTTACTGTTGCTGATGTAATTGATAAGTATGGATATCTAATGGATGATGATCAATTACAATCATTACAAAAAAATTATCCTATACGATCTGCTAGATATTTACTTAGAGGAATGCAGAATGATGGTTCATATTATGATGCTTCACAAACACATGATTGGAATGTAAAGCAACCAGGTTTAGCATATAGACAATTCTTAAGTAATTGGGAGAATAATCCAACAGAAGGTGCTGATATTGTAAACTGGATATTAAACGACAGTGATGATATATATCATTGGGGTGATTCTGATATGATGAGAGTTACAACAGTATATTGGAAAACTCAAAGAAAAGTAGGGCATCTTATGAGAATAACAGAAGAAGGGGAAATAATACAGGCTATTGTAGATGAAACGTATAAAGTATCAGAAAAACCAATATATAATACAAACTTATTTAAACAAAAGACAAAAGATAATCTTATAGCAGGTGAACATATTGATTGGTTTTGGATTAATGAAGTATGGGGAGGAGTAAAAATTGGTCTTAATGCACCAGTTAGTTGGAAAAAAGAATCAGAAGTACTTAATCCAATATATTTAGGAATTGATAGAACACAACCAGGAAAAGTACCATATCAATTTAAGGGAGATACTTCTCTATATGGATGTAAACTCCCAGTAGAAGGAAGAGTATTTTCAGATAGAAATACAAGATCTACATCTCTTGTTGATTTGATGAAGCCATATCAAGTAGGATATAATATGGTTAATAATCAGATAGCAGATATACTTGTAGATGAGCTTGGTACTGTTATTATGTTTGATCAAAATGCATTACCACGCCATTCAATGGGTGAAGATTGGGGTAAACATAATCTTGCTAAAGCATATGTAGCAATGAAAGACTTTGGTATGATGCCGTTAGATACTTCTATTACAAATACAGAAAATGCAACAAACTTTAATCATTATCAGACACTTAATCTAGAACAAACTAATAGATTAATGTCTAGAATACAATTAGCTAATCATTTTAAATCTCAAGCTTTTGAAGCTATTGGTATTAATGCACAAAGATTAGGAGCACCAATTGACCAACATGCTACTGCAACAGGTATTACACAGGCTATGCAACAATCTTATGCACAAACAGAAATGTATTTTGTACAACATTCTGATTATCTTATGCCAAGAGTTCAACAAATGAGAACTGATCTTGCTCAACATTATAATAGTACAAATCCATCTATTAGATTAACTTATATGACTACTGAAGCTGAAAAAGTTAATTTTACTATTAATGGAAAAGACTTATTAATGAGAGATTTTAATATTTTCTGTACTACTAAAACTAATCATAGGGCTACTCTTGAACAATTAAAACAGATGGCACTTACTAATAATACTACAGGTGCTAGTATTTATGATCTTGGTAGTGTAATCAAAGCAGATTCCATTGCTGAGGTTACTGATATACTTAAAGATGCAGAATTAAAAACACAATTGCAACAACAGCAACAACAACAGCAACAACAAGAAATGCAACAACAACAGCAACAAGCAGTAGCTGCTGAAGCTGATAAACAAAGAGCGTTTGAAAGTGATCAGACACAAGCTGAGATACAAAAAGATATTACTGTTGCTGAGATAAGAGCTTCAGGATATGGATCAGTAGTAGATATTAATCAGAATCAAGAAAGTGATTTTCAAGATGCTATGAAGGATATACGTAAGAGAGATGAGTATAGAGAGCAAATGAATTTCAAAAAAGAACAGGCAGCTGTTCAAGATTCAAATACTAAGTCAAAATTAAACATTGATAGAGAGAAATTAGCTACTCAACGTGATATAGCAAACAAAAATCTTCAGATAGCAAGAGAGAATAAGAATAAATATGATGTAAAAGGAACCAAAAAAGAAGATAAAAAAGATAAGAAAAAGTAGTCTTAGCTATATACTGCAAAAAATTTATATTAATATATCAAATTTCTAAGGTTTACAATAAAAATCTTAGTATATTATCTATATAATAACCAATAAGTTATAACTTATAAAAACCAAATATATTATGTCAGAAGAAAAAAACATAGAAACTACAACTAATGTAGAGCAGGTAGATGTTAATCTAGATGAAATTTTTAATGGAGCTCCTGGAGCTGAATCAATTACATTACCTGATGAAAAAAAACCTAATATGTTCTCTAGACCAGAGAATGTAGATTTAACATATTTAGATCAGGATGTTAAAGAACCACCAGTTGAGGAAACTAAATTAGAAGAAAAAGAAACTAAGTCTGATACTACAGTTGAAGAAGTAGAAGAAGTAAAAGAAACAAAACCAACTGTTTCAGCAGAAGAAGTTGATGAGATATTAAATGAAGGCTTAGAAGTAGCAGAATCAGAAGATGAGAAGTCTACTGCTACAGGTAGAAGAAGAATTGATGGTATGTCAGATGTTTTCAAAAAAATGATTGATGATGAACAAATCATTCCTTTTGATGATGATAAAGATTTAGAAGACTATAGTGCTAAAGATTGGAAAGAACTTATTCAAGCTAATATGGATGAGAGAGCTAATAAGGTAAGAAGAGAAACTCCAAAACAATTTTTTGATAGCTTACCACAAGAATTACAAGTTGCAGCTAAATATGTTGCAGATGGAGGACAAGATTTAAAAGGTTTATTTGGAGCATTATCTCAAGTTGAGGAAACAAGATCACTTGATATCTCAACAGAAGATGGTCAATCACATATTGTAAGAGAATATTTAGGTGCTACAGGATATGGAACACCAGAAGATATTGAGGAAGAAATAGAGATATGGAAAGATTTAGGAAAGCTTGAAAAACAAGCATCTAAGTTTAAACCAAAATTAGATAAGATGTCAGAAGCAATAGTAGCTAAAAGGTTACAAGAACAAGAAGTAAAAAAAGCACAACAGCATAAGGCATCAGAAACATATATGGCTAATGTATATGATACATTAAAAGATGGTAAATTGGGAGAGATAAAAGTAAATAAAAAGACTCAATCTCTTTTATATAACGGATTAGTTAGTCCTGCATATCCATCTATATCAGGCCAAAATACAAATTTATTAGGACATTTATTGGAAAAGTATCAATTTGTTGAACCAAATTATACTCTAGTATCAGAAGCATTATGGTTACTTGCTGATCCAGATGGATATAAGAAACAGATTATGGTAAAAGGAGAGAATAAGGCAGTTGAAAAAACTGTTAGAAAACTTAAAACAGCACAATCAAATAAAAATGTATCTTCTCTTAATACACAAGAAGAGGAGTCAACTAGAAGAAAAACAAAAAGAACTCTTCCAAGAAGTAATAATATATTTAAAAGATTTTAGAAACAACAATAATTATTAATTAAAAACGAACAATTATGTCAACACCAGTGTTAAACAATGGTCTCTTTTTAAGAGACACAAATTATAATACGAGTTCACATATTGATTCATATCACTTAACTAATTTGCTAGGCAATGCAGAACCTCAGGATCTAGGTCCAGTGGATCTATGGGCAATGACTCAGAAGGTAGAAATGCCTTTGTATCAGATGGCATCTTTTGGTGGTAAGAATACAATAATGGTGGATAATGCCAGGGGAGAATATAGATGGCAAACCCCAGTATCACAAGAATTACCTGTAGCAATGGGTGATATTGAACCATTAAATACTTATAAAGGTATAGATGGTCAAAAATTTACAATTAAACTATCTCAAAGAGAATTTGGTCATGGGGATATTATTACTTATGACAAATATAATGGAGATGAACTTTATATTACTGCTGATGATATTCTTCAAGTAGGTGATGGATGGGTTTATACTGTTGAACTTGTAAATAATGATAGTACACATTTTCTTAATCCTGCTCATTTAGCTTTAGGAACTAAGTATTTTAGAAAAGGTTCTGCTAGAGGAGAATATGGAGAAAGATTTTCTGATATTCAAACAGGAGCAGGTTTCCGTGAATTCTACAACTTTGTAGGAGGTGCTGAAGCGCATGTACATTACACAATTTCTTCAAGAGCAGACTTAATGCTTAAAGGAGGAATGAATGCAGATGGTACAGTTCCTGTAACTGAAATTTGGAGAAACTTTGATCCAAATGTAAATCCTTCAATTTCTTCTATAGAAGAACTTGCAGGAGCAATGGGTAAAGATTATATGAAGAAAGCTTTTGATAATGGTGATCTTTCTAGAACATTCTTAACTGCTATGGAGGCAGCCCATTTAACAAAAATTGCTAGTGATATTGAGACTTACTTAATGTGGGGACACGGAGGTAGAGTTAAACAAGACGGTCCAGATGATATTAGATTATCAGTAGGTCTTTGGTCACAATTGGATAACTCCTTTAAACGTGTGTACAACAAGAATCAGTTTAGTATGGATATGTTCCAAAATGAACTTTATAATTTCTATCAAGGAAAAGTTGAGTTTGATGGACCAGATCCAAAACGTGAGTTAATTGTACAAACAGGAATAGGTGGTATGCAGTTAGTTAATGCTGCAATTGCTGCTCAAGCTAACGGTGCTAACGGTATGATTACAAATGCTGATAATATTGGAGCTGTTACAGGTTCTGGTATGAATCTAGGATTTGGATTTGCATATACAAGTATGGTTATTCCATTCTTAGCAAATGTTAAATTTGTATTAAATCCTGCATTTGACAACTTACATACTAATGACATTGAGAATCCGTTAGTAGATGGTCGTCCACTAAGTTCTTATAGTTACATTATTTTTGATGTAACTGATGAAGGAAGTGACAATATATTCTTATTGAAATTATCTTGGGATAACCAGTTAAAATGGTTCTACCAAAATGGTACAATGGATTATATGGGAAGATCTCAAGGTTTTGCATCATCAGGCCACTTTAATGGCTATAGAGTTATGATGACTCAAACGATGCCAGCCATTTGGGTAAAAGATCCAACTAAGGTTCTTAAGATTGTAATGGCTAACCCTGTAACAGGAGGATCATTCTAATCATGATAAAATGAAAGATGGAAGGGCCCAGTGCCCTTCCTTATTTCTTTAAACCAATTAATAATTATTAAACCAAAGAAAAAATGACAAAAGAAGAAATAGTAACAGAAGAAATAGTAACTAAATCAGATACTGTAACAATTGTAGAAAAGTATCAGCAAAGTAAAAATCATACTATTGCTATACGTCCATATTTTGATGAAACAAAGGAAAATATGGGATTAGAAAAATATAAAATGACTCTATTTGATGGTGTATATCATCATCAGAGTTTAACATGTTTAGAACAAAATGGAGTTTCAAGATATCTTACTGGATTAAATGAATTTGCTCCAGAAGTAAAAACTTTATCTCCAGAAGCAAGAAAAGAAAAAATAAAAGAGATTAGAAATACTGTGAGTGAGTTAGAAAAACAATTAGCAACTAATGTTATTGATATAGATGATAAAGATTTTTGGGGTAAAGTTCAGATATTAAGACCTGATAACCATAAATTTTGGGATAAAATTTCTATTAAATGTGGAAATGATCCAATTTATTTAGATCCAATAAAAGACCCATATGATCTTATTAAAATATATGGTATTGAAGCAGGAGGATTTTCTATTATTGGAAAAACTCTAGCCGAAGCAAAACAAAAAGGCTTAAGATTTTATCTAGATAAAGTACAAGAAACCACAAGTACAAGAACTCAATTATCTAAAATAAGGAATAAGGCTCTTGCTGCATTACAAGGAATGTATGATTCAGATACAAGTAAATTATTTTATGTAACAAAAGTTGTAGATCCAAATAGTACTCAATATGAGAAAACTACACCAATTGATATATTATATGAGAATATGGATGCTTATATAAATGGTAATAGTTTTGAGAAAGGTAAGAAGAAAGCTGCTCAACATTTCTTATCTATCAATAACTTGTCTATGGAAGATCTTAAGATTAGAGCACTTGTAAAAGATGCTATGTTACATGGATTCATGGAAAGTAAAAGTGATGGATATATCTATGATTCATTTGCAAAAGTAAAATTAGGAAAAAGATCTGCTGAAGTTGTAGAATTTTTAAAGAATCCTATTAATGATGATACACTAAATTACTATTTGGAAAAAATAGAACCTTTGTGGAATAAATAAGATAGATGAACAATACTACTCTTCAAATAAAGTTTATGCAAAGGTTAAATAAATTAGCTAGCAATGACTATGATAATTTAGAATGCTGGCAAATTATTGAAGCCTTTAATAAAGCTCAAATTGAATGGTGTAGAAGACAACTTCATGGTAATAATATGTATAAGGAAGGAGATGAAGCATCTAAGCGTAGAATAGATGATCTTCAGATTTTACTTAATGAATATACATTAACAGGTACTCTTTTTGCTGATTATTTTGAAGCAACTAATTGGCCATCTGATTATTTAGAATATAAAAGAGTTAGTGCAGAAGCTGAATCAGAATGTTGTCCTGTTAAGGCTACTAAAATAAAAGGTGTTACTCCTGCAGATGATATTGTAGTATATAATGGAAGATCTATGACTGTATATTTAGCAGAAGAAGCTAATGTAGATTTGATAATGAGAGATAAATTAAAAAGACCTGATTTTGATTGGGGTGAAACATTTTGTACATTACAAGGTAATAAGATAAGGATATATAGAAGAAAATTTAATATAGTTAATCCTGAATTAACATATTATAGAAAACCTAGAAATATACAAATATTAGGTTGTGTAGATCCTTATACCCAGAATACATCAGCTGTTAATGTGATATCTGAGTTTAAAGATGATATTGTAGAAGTTATTATTGATGAAGCTGTTGCAATAATGGCAGGAGATATTGATGCAGTAAATCAGTATATGAGAGGAACTCAGTCTGCAGAAAAAAATAATTAAAAGACTTGATTACTAGATAAAAAAGTCTTATATTATAATGAAGGATAGAAGTTTAGGTTTGGGTACTTTTATCTGGGTACAATGAATAAACCCATTCTGTTTATGTTAAATAAAGTCCTTATAAATTAAAAATAGTAGGGCAATTAAAAAAAATGGCTTATTTTGATCACGCTTATAAAAAAAGTATGATATCTACAGCCGGGGAAGCAGCTAATGGTACAGCAACACAAGACCTAGCTGCTGGTGAATGGGGATTAGTTGATGCTACAACGTATTTGAGCATTGCCCCTGCAGTTCCACCTAACTCTGAAGCAGGTTTTTTACTTGTTCAGGGAAACCTAAATACTGTAGATACAATTGGTGGCAATCCACTTCATGGTGGATATGCTGAATCAATTAAATCAAAGGTAATTAAAACACACTTTATTAATAGAATGTGGAAAACATGTTGTTATGATCCGGAATTAGTAAATATTGTACTTACAATTCCAGATGATTGTTATCCATGTGATTCACATCCACAATTAAGAATTGATGTTAAAGGTACAGATGTATTAAGATATCTTAACAGAAATGCTTATATGATTGCAGATATTACAGGATGTTGTGAAGATACTGAAGCTCCTTTATTCTGGTCTGGTGCTGAAGTTTCAGCCGCTTGGACAGCTGCTATTAATGATGATGCAACAATAAATCCTTTCATTCTTGCTACTGATGGAGGAGGTACTGTTACACTTACAGTTCAGACTGATATGGAAACTATATTTGATAATTGTTCATTTGATACTAGAGATTGGTATCCATATGAACCACTTCAATTTAGTGCTTCTATCTTAGATGATGATGGAGATCCATGTACAGATTGTTGTGTAACTTCTGTACCTGTGTTTACAGATCCAGGATGTACTGTTATACAAGTACAAGGTAGACCTGAAACTTCAGGAGAACGTATTTTACGAGATCTTATTATGGATGGTAGATATCGTCAGGATGGTGGCTATAATGCTGGTAATAGAGATTCTTCACGTTTTAGACAAATAGAACATGGAGATGCTATTATTAATGCAGTTAATAGACCTACATCACCTAACACATATCCTGTAGGATATTATGCGGTTTATTATTTATTGCATTCTGTTCCAAGATTTAACAATCCAACTGGAGTGTTTGATAATGATCAGTATTTAGTAAGTATTGCTATTGAATGTGATGATGTTGTTGGTATTGCTGAATTAGATGCTGCTTGGGATGCAATTGCTGCTGCCGCAGGAGTAGGAGTAGGAGATGGAGCAGGAAATATGAATGCACCAGGACTTCCTATTGTTCCACCTGAGGAAGGTAGTTGTGACGAAACAGGAGAAGAGGAAGGAGAGTAGATTAGTATAGTTTATGATGAACAATAAAGGGATGGGATTAAGTTCCCATCCTTTTTTGTTTTATATATGAAGCTTTTTTTGTATATTATTAGTAGATACTAATGATTTATAAATAATTACATAAATATGGCAACTAAACATATATTAAGTCTTGAAGTTTTAAATGTCTCAAATCCAGAAATACTTAGTATTAAAGATACTAGTCAGTATGCATCTGAACTTCCTGTAACATGTGGGGATTTAGCAATAACATCTCCTGGATTTAATTCTCCTTCAACAATAGATGTTCAACCAGGATTTGACTTTTCAGTTAATGCTTGTGCATTAAATCTTCAAACAACAGATTGTAGTGGTTTAAGAACAGTTATTCCTGATGGTGTATATATAATTAGATATAGTGTTTCTCCAGGAGATAAGGTATATGTAGAATATAATCACTTAAGAACTACTAGTTTAATGGAATTGTATTATAGAAAACTATGTAAGTTAGATATTGATAAATGTACTCCATATTCTGAAAGAGAAAAAGTATTGGAAGAAATGCATGATATTAGGACTATGATTGATGCAGCAAGAGCAAAGGTTGAATATTGTAGTAGTCCACAAGCTGGGACAGAACTTCTTAATTTTGCTAAAAGAAAATTAGAAAAAATAACTTGCACAGTATGTTAGATAAAAATAAAAAAACTATGGTTGTACCTAAAAGAAAACACACTTATTGTACACATTGCAACAAACCTTTCTCATGTGGATGTCAAAAGACAAAAGCTACTGATGGACAAATAGTTCATAAAACATGTAGAGGAGAATATGAGCATAATAAGCTAAGAACAAAATAATATAAAAAATAGTGGAGGATAATTTTTATAGATGGGTTTGGTGTGATGAAGTAGGCGGTGGAGCAGGATCTACATGTTTTTGGCTTGTTCCTAATGTGGGGGTACCTACCGTATCTAAACATGCTGAAAATATAGCATTTTGGACTGCATTAGGATCACCTAGTATAGGTGATGTAATTCTTATACCAATACCTGATTATTTAGATCCCACTCCTACTGGTGAGCAATCTTTCAGATGTATAAAACTAGTAGCTATAACTACATCTCTTGGAACAAATGATTTTATTCCACAAACATTATTTGATTCTGTAGGAGGTCCTTATACTACATATCCTGATTGTGCAGAATGCTTAACCATACCAGAATATGAATTTCATGTATTTTTAGAACGTGATCCTGGTTGTACTGGAGCCACTCCTTTTTCAAATAAAGTTCATTATATAGATAGTACTGCTATAAATCTTGCTGTTGGATCAGCAAAACTTTTATTACAATCTCAGTCAAGTATAAATTTTTATAATTTAGTAGGAAGTCCTGCAGTAGGGGAGTTTGTAAAAATACAAGAGGCTAATTGTGATCCTTCTCTTGGATGTGGTTGTGGTTCCACATCAGCATGTTGGGAATATATAGGTACTCAATTATTTGTTGGAGCTAGTCCTAATGTATGGCCAGAATGGACATTAAATGGTAATATATGTGAAAATATACAAGGGCCATTTGTAGATTGTGCTAGTTGTGATACTGCAACTGAGGATATACTAGGTTGTACGGATAGTACTGCACAAGCTGGTTGGATGCCTGATATAAATGGTCATGGTACAGCTGCAGTATATAATTGTGCAGTATCAACTACAATACCAACTGTTACAGATCCTTGTACATGGCCTTGTGCAACTGGATATTTAGCATCTAATTTTAATCCTTGTGCTACAATAGATGATGGTTCTTGTTATTATGAAACATTCCATCAATGGACAGATTGTGATACAGGATTACTTCATGTGAATTTTATTCCTTTACTTGCAACTAATATACCATCTGAAAATCAACAATTTTTTGATAATATACCAGGTGGTCCTCCTGCTATAGGAGAAACTATACAAGTTCCAGAACTTGGAGGAGCTTGTTGGGAATATGAAGGTACTTCTTTTACTGTTGCTGCTGATGGTCTTTCTGAATCAAATCCTGCTGGAATAACATATATAGCTGGTGATTGTGGAGATTGTACAGGTACACCTGGTTGTACAGATATAGCAGCATGTAATTATGATGTTGCAGCTACTTATGATGATGGCTCATGTTGTACTAGTGTTCCGTGTACTGGCTGTAAAGATCCTGGATCATCTAATTATGATCCTGATGCATGCTTTCCTTGTGATGGAGGTACACCTAATGATTGTTGTCTTCCTTGTGTTTATGGTTGTATGGATTCTACGTCACTTAATTATAATCCTTTAGCTACTTGTGATAATGGTACTTGTATTACTATTGTATATGGTTGTACTGATCCTAATGCAGATAATTATGATCCTACAGCTACTGTAAATCAAGTTTCAGCTACTGATGTTTCTAATCCATGTTTATATGAGGATACACCGTGTAAAAGAGAAAAGAAACCAGATAAAACAGATTATGTTATCAGAAAGATTGAAATAGAATGTAGTTTTGCTGATGATGTATATAAAAAATATAAATCCTTAAGATATGGAATTGGTAATTGTTGTGGATCTGATTACCAAAATCATTTAAATGAAAAAGGATTATGTGATTGGGAAGATGGAAAACTACCTTCATATCTTAGAGCAGATCTTAAAGAAGAAGCTACATATGATTATCCTATTGTTGATGGTGCTCCTAATCCAGATGATCCATATAAACCTACTTGGGTAACAGAATTATGTGGACTTTCTGAGTCTCAGGCGGCTGATTGTGATTTGTATTTCTTCTATGATACAAGTTCATTGGGTGAAACTGAAGTTAAAGATGCATATGATGCTACACAAGTTTGGTTAACCGGTTTAGGATTTACAGGAAATCAATTTCATTCAGCACAAGGTAAAGAACGTTGGTTAGATTGGGCTAGTTGTGCTATGACAGGTTCATGGGATAATTATGTATCTCCTTTTGGTTCTTCTAATATGAATACTAATAATGTTACTAATCTTCCAGGTAATATATTTTGGCAGGTTCATCAATGGGCAGATGTTAATGGTGTAACAATGTATGGTGGTAAACAAGCTGGTGATACTGGTAGTGGAACAAATATGAATACTATTACATTATTAGGTCCTCCACCTGCATCAACTGCAAAATGTCTTTTGACTGTGATATTTGCTGATGAAGCAGAAAATGGTAATGATGGACAAAATCCAGCATCTCCTTCATTATATCATGATACTGGTACATCTGTGACTACAATTTGGCCTAAAGCAACAGATGGAATGGGTACACTTGTGGATGGATCAGATTCTGAAGTAGGATTTACTTGGAAAGGTGATTATAATGCATTTGTAAGTGCATACACAAATTGGATAGGTCAATCAGCTGATCATAATGCAAGTTTCTTTGTATATCCTTCTAAACCTAATACTATCTTTAGTACACATAAACCATTTCCATTACATGTTTTAGGTGCTATTTCAAGTGGTAATCAAACTGTTAAAGATGGAACTTTTACACAAGGTACAGCACCACATTGTTCTCCTGGAATGGGAGGAGCTAATGGTATAGGTGTTAAAATGTGTGCTATTGAAAATTATGTAGGACATGTAAGAGTTAATCCTTATTATACTCCTATAGCTCCTAATATTCTTCCTCCTTTTAGTTCAGGTTCTCCTTCTGCTTATGGTTATGGTGGATTAGATAATTATGGATGGGGAACTAATGTTTCTATGGAACCTTTTACAGAACAGACTTTTATAAATGATTTAAACGACTTTTGGGGGTCACAAGAATTGGAATGTGATGATTCTGAGTGTTGGTATATAACTGTAGTCAATCAGAATGGAGTTGCTGTTGAAGATTATGATATAATTTTAGATGGTGCAAATCTTGGTACAACTGATGAGTATGGTCGTTTTCATATAGTAATTCCTAATGCTTCAGTAGATACTCAACATATACTTAATTTATGTTGGTGTCTTACATCTGAAGGTGATTGTAGACAACAAAAAATAAAAATAACTGTTACAGAAGAATGTCCAGCTGTATGTTGTGATGATATATTTGATGCATGTCCACCAGAAGTAATAATTCCTGAAGAGCCAATATTAATGGGATGTACTGATCCTACTGCAAGTAATTATAGTTCTTTAGCAAATGTAGATGATGGTTCTTGCATGTATTGTGGTTCTTTCATTGTTACAGAAGTACATACAGATGCAGATCTTGGTATTGATAATGGAACAATTACTATAACTGCAATTGGTGGTACATTACCTTATACATATGGTTGGAGTTCTAGTTGGGGTGGATTTGTTGATCCAGGAAATGTATCTTCTGCAACAGGATTAGGACCAGGTGTTTATACTATAATAGTAATGGACTCTGAAGGTTGTACAGAAGTAATAACAATATTTATTAGTCAGCCATTAAGTAGATATGGATGTATGGATGTTTGTGCATGTAATTATGATGCTACAGCTAATTTAGATGATGGATCTTGTTTATATGCTGGTTGTATAGATTTAACAGGAGTAAATACTACTTATGCAATTTGTGCAGATACAGGATTAGAAATGACAACTCCTGCTCAAGCACCTACTGCAGATTGTCTTTGTATACCAGGAGGTACTAATACTGGATGTTGTAATTTCTGTATTTATGGTTGTCAAGATGTAAATGCAGTTAATTATGATGGTGCAGCTACTTGTGATTGTGATGGAACATATATGGGATGCACAACAACATCTAATCCAGCTTGTACAGGGCCTGGTACTGGTGAGTGTTGTGAATATTATTGGGTATGTGAATCAACAGTATATAGAGATAGTTGTGAGTGGGATCCAGTTAATGGAGCAACAATAGATGATATAGGAGGACTTAATATGATTAATTTAGTAGAGTATAGTTTTGATAATTATACTCCGTCAGATACTTCTCTTATGTATGTTACTACATTCTCAAATGGATTAGCTGCAGGTGATTTTAGAGAAATGAAATGGTGTAATACAGTTGATCATGGGGGTAGTATGCCACCAGATGCATGTGAATGTATAGGACCTTCTTCATCTGCTACTAGAGATCATTGGAATCAAGGTCATACTGATACTAGTGGATATTTTGTTAAATTTGGTTCTACTTTTAATATTAAAATTTTTAATAGTGGTGGTACTACTCTTTACCATAGTATTAATAATCCATTTAATACTGGAGGAGATTGGACATGGATTGATGTAATGGCAGGTATACAGGATTGGTGGACAAATACAATTGGAGCTCCTCCTTCAAGCCTTAATTTTACAAAAAACTTTGAACAGGTGGTTACAATGATACAGGGTGAAGGTTATTATTTACAAGCTCAAGGTGCTAGAACATGTGTGTGTAGTTGGGTTGCAGGTGCTCCTGTTAATGAATGTATAAATTCAGGATTACTTGATGATGGATTTTATTCTCAAACTCAAAATCATAGTGATGCTAATCCTTATCCTGGTCGTTTCAGAGAACAAAGATTTGGATATTATTCAGATTCACTAAACAATAATAATGGTACTTCATGGATAGGTGAAAATGCTAATAATTATTTTAGTTGGGATTGTGATGATTCTAGTGGATATGATTTTCCTAAATGTAAAGAAGATAATCCTGCTATTATTCCTAGTGGCAATACTGAATGTGGTTCATTTACTAGTCATATGCAGGGTAATCATTCAGGTGGTGGTAACTGTGGTGCAACTATACTTGGCACTGTTATGCCTAATAATTGGTGTGCTGCAATGACAGCTTGGTCTAATTCCTCATGTGGTGGATGTTATAATCCTAAGTGGCCAAGTTGGTCTTCTGGTGTAGATAACTTTATAAGTTGGGCAAATAGTACAGGTGTTTTATCAGGATTAGGATTACCTAATTTTAATGCTACAGATACTTATTGGGATTTATTTGGATATCCATTAGATGGTACTACTTATACGTGGGGAAGCACTTACTTAAATCATCCATTATCAACTAATACTTCATGGGGACCAAATGGTATAGATCTTACAACACATTGGGGAAAATATTGGATAGCTGCTGCTCATCCTAATCCACCTTCTGCAACATGGCCTATAATGAGAACTTATTCAGGAATGAAAGAATTGGATGGATGGTGTATTTGTGAAGAATCAATTTGTGATTGTGTAGAAGATCCTACAAAAGCATCAGGAGGGCCATATCATGTAGATGAAGATGCATGTAATCTAGATGCCTCTAATTGTTGTGGTGAGTGTGGTTGTACTGATGGTGAAGATTATACTGGAGGTAGTTTATTTGCTCTAAATCCTGATATAAATGGTTGTGATGCATTAGGAAATTGTGGAAGAACTGGTCCAGGTGGAGCAGGCCCATATTGTACTAGTGATGGTCTTGCATATGATTGTGTAGCTCCTACAAATACTCCTACAGGATATGTACGATGTAATTATGATCCAACTGCACAATGTGATGATGGTAGTTGTTTTACTTGTGGTTGTATGAATCCTAGTGATCCATGTTATAATAACTTAGCAACAGTAGATGATGGATCTTGTGAGAAATGGAAATGTGAACCTGGAACTTTTACTGGAACTAATGATTGTGCTACAAAAACACAGATGTTTTGGAATAATGATCCATCGGATCCTGTAATGTGGAATACAACTGTACAAAATACTGGACCACCATATTGTGGAATGGACTTAGCAACTATGACACCAGCAACAGCAGCAGGAAATTGTTCAGCAGAATGGTTCTTTGAGACTGGTAATGGTACTAAAACTTTTAATCAATATTTTTACTTAGATAATACCATTACTCCTACTAATCCATGTTGGGATCCTACATATCCTAGTTATATACAAAGTTATCTAGTATGGATAGAAGTACCCTCTACTAGTTCGTTTGCTACAGGACAAAAAACTACTGCTGATGGTTTTAGAACTGCTATAATAAATGCAGGACTATCTAATGTTACTATGACTGATGATCTTCCTACAATTAAACAGAAACTATTTAATGAGAGTGGTGAACATGCTATTACTTTAACTAGTTCTTGTCTTTGTTACAGTGGAAGTTGGACACCTTGTACTTGTATAACAGATCCTGCAGGAACATATAATAGTCAGTCTGAATGTTTTAATCCTACAATTCCAAATTGCTGTCAATCTAGTTGGCAGTGTAATGTTGAACCTTGGA